CTGAACCTCGAGCGCGGAACCTACAACATCCTCGCGGGGCGGCCCGGCATGGGTAAGTCGAGCATCGCATCATCAGTTGCCTATGGTTACGCGATCAACGGGCATCCCGGTCTCGTCTTCAATCACGAAATGAGCGCCGAGCAGATGGCCATCCGGTCGACCGCCGATCTCGCGCACGCGATGGGCCATCGGATCGAGCACGAAAAGCTGAAGAAGGGCGAACTCGCCGATGGCGGCTGGGGGATCGTCGACCAGGTCGAGCAGCGCGGAAAGCTGCTGCCGATCCGGTTCCTGACGCCCGGCACGGTCGACGTGAAGCGCGTCTACTCGCTCGCTGCGCAACATCGCGCGCTTCTCGCCGCGCAGGGGCGGGAACTGGAATTCGTCGTCGTCGACTATCTCGGCCTGCTGGGCGCGCATTCCGCCGACGGGAAGCCGCTGACGAAAGGCTACGACCGCGTCAGCGCCGTTTCGCGCATGCTGAAGAAACTGGCCGAGGATCTGGATGTCGCCCTGATCGCCCTCGCGCAGCTATCGCGCGGCGTCGAGCAACGCCAGAACAAGCGCCCCATCCTGTCCGATCTGAAGGAGAGCGGGGATCTCGAGCAGGACGCCGACAGCGTCACCTTCATCTACCGCGAGGAATACTATCTCGAGCAGGAGCGCCCCAAGCCCGGCGACAAGACGCCGGACAAGCGCGACGCCTTCGAAGAATGGGAAACCGAAATGTTCGCAGCCAGGAACAAGCTGGACCTGATCTGCGCGAAGAACAGGCATGGCCGCGTCGGCACGCGCACGGCCCGCTTCTACCCCGAATACTCCGCGTGCCGATCGGGCGATTACAACGCCTTCGACGACACAGCAGACCCGCTACTTTTCTGACGAGAGACCACCAACCATGGCATTCGAAATCACAACGCGCGTAAGCTGTCGCACCGCGGCCGATTACGACAAAATGGTCAAGCCGATCCGCGAACAGCACGAAGGATCCGGCCGCAACCTGAAGTGGACGCTGATGGCGCTGGCGGACTTTTCGAACGGCGAAGGCTTTGCATGGCCGAGCGTGAAGTCGATCGAGAACTGGACCGGCCTGTCGACGCGCTCCGTCCAGCGAGCGCTGAAGCAAGCGCAGGTGCTCGGTCTGGTCCGCGTGAGGCGCCGGACGGACGCGTCATCGCAGTATCTCTTCAACCTCGAGAAGCTGCCCTACGTTGAGCGCCCAGCCGCTCCCAAGCAACGCGGCCCGCACCAGGAATACGAGGATTGGGAAGAGCCGGATCTGTTCGAAGAGCACCCTGGCACCCCCGCCACGGTGGCACATCACCCCCGCCAGGGTGGCACCCCCCCGGTGCCAGGGACGACGCTACCCGGTGCCACGGTGGCACCCTATCCTATCATAGAACCATCAGATGAACCTGTCAGTGAACCGTCAGGCGCGATCGCGCCCGTCGACGGCGATCCACCGCTTCCGGTTTTCATCAAGCAGGAGTGGGACAAGCTGAAGACCGACTATCCCAACATGGGAGGCTGTCGACAGGTAACGGAATCGATGGTCCGGTTGGTGCGCGAGCGGGCGAAGGAGCACGCGCAGACCGGCGAGAGCCTTCACGACGTCTGGCGCGTCGTCTTCCAGAAGATCAGGGAATCGGCGTTCCTCACGGGCCGCGCCAAGCCGGGCAAGGGGTATTCCAAGCCCTATCGTCTCACCCTCACTCGGCTGCTGAAGCCGCACATTTTTCGCGAGGTAATCAATGACGGATATTCAGGCGACGCCGCAGAAGGCGATTACGATCCGACAACCGGAGAAGTCCTGGGGCCAGCCGCAGCGGCTACGCGTGGCACACGCGAACGCTTCCGCCATGCTCGCCAACGGGCAGGACGAAGCGGAGATCCGCGCCAAGATGGACATCCCGGCTGACGTCCTCGCCGCCGCCGAAGAGGGCTGGTGGAACGAGGCGAAGCCGCTCGCGGAAGCCGACGACGAAGCCGTCGACAGGCTGATCGAGCAGGACATCGGCGGCTTCATCGCGCTCACCATGGCGCGCGTCGATCCGGCCGCGCGCCGCGAATTCAGCGACCAAGTGCTCGTCGAATTGGCGGAAGTCCCCTATACGCTCGTTGTCGAAGCGTTGGCACAGGCGCGCCGCAAGGTGAGTTTCCCCGAGCGGCTGGTGCCCTTCATCTTCGATTTCGTCGAGGCGCGCGCGGAGAAGCTGCGCGTCGAAGGGGACCGGCTGGAAAGGCTCGCAAGGATCGCGCGTGGCGGACAAGACTGACAGCAAACGCCTCGTCGACCTGGAGGCCGCCCTAAAGGCGCTCGGCAGGAAGAAGGCGCCGCTGATCTCGCTGGACGAATGCGCGGCCCTATGGGGCGTGACGAAGCCACGATTCGTCACGAAGCGGAAGGAGATGGCCGGCTTCCCCGACATGGCCGAGCGCGACGGGAACGCCCATCTCTACCCGGCGCGCGAAGCGCTGAAGGCGATGATCTCGTTTATTCAGCGCCACCAGACCGCCAACGCGGCGAAGACGAAGCGGCTGGGGCAACTGATCGGCACGGACCAGATGTCCGAACAGATGGTCGGCAATTTCTCGATCGCCGAACTGGCGAAGGCCAACCAGCTTGCCGCGGAAATCGAGCAGCGGATGCGCGACCAGGGGCTTTACGTCCGCGTCGACGAACTCCAGCGCGTCGTCGGCATGGTCTTCTCCGAAGTGTCCGAGACGCTTTCGAACCTGTCCAATCTCGTCGATCCGCACGGGCGCCTCGAGCCGGAAACGCGCACCCTTATCGACACCAACGCTCATGAATTGCTATTGCGCACGCACAAGAACCTGAAGGGCATGCTTTCTCCCGATGCTGTCGACACTGGAAATCGAAAACCGGCTCGAAAGCCTCGCAAGGCACCAGCACGACGGAAACGCAGCGGAAGCGGTTCTCGCAAGGCTTGATTCCCTACTCCCAGCACGCGCGATCTCGATCAACGAATTCGCCCGCACCAAGCGCCTGATGGTCAATCCAGGCGGCGAACCTTTCCCCTACGATCCGGCGCTGACGCCCTACGCGGACGGCATCAACGACGCCTGCGATCATCCCGACGTCAACGTCATCGGCGTAAAGGGCAACACGCGCTCGGCGAAGACCGTCAGCGCCGAGAACATGGTTCTGCGCGATTGGACGTATGGACCGCTGAAGGGCGTCTTGTGGCTGATGCAGGACGAAGACAGCCTCAACGACTATCTCGACGAGCGCGGCGAGCAGATGCTTATGCTCCACGACGAGGTTCGCGAGCGCATCGATTGGAAGGACAGCCGGAACAAGGCGCGCGCCCGCAAGCGTATCGGCCGCGCCCTCGCCCTGTGGCGCGTCGCCACCATGCGGGCGCTTCGCGCCAAGTCCGCCCCGGTCATCGTCGCCGACGAGATCGACGCCTACGTCAAGAAGGTCCGCGACGCGATCATGACGCTGGTGACGTCGCGCCAGGATGAATACGGCTCGGCCGCCAAAGCCTACCTTTGCTCGCACCCCGACGCCGGGCCGGACGGCGGCATCGATCTGATCCTGAAGGATTGCCTGCTGCATCTCTGGTTCGCGCGTTGTCCCGAATGCGGGCACGCCGCTTCGCCAGCCGTGGAAGCCGAAGACCAGGACAGGCCGCGGTGGAAGTGGAACCTGCCGGATCTGATGGGCCTTGCCGAAGAGATGGAGCGTGTCGCTTTCCTCGACCATGTCGCCAAGGCCGTGCGGCTGGTCTGTCCGAACCCCGAATGCCGCGAAGAATTCGGGCACAATCGCCGCCTCGAGATCATGAACGCCGGCCGGTGGCTCCAGCCGCACCAGGAATGGTTGCCGAACGGCACGATCAAGGGCGAGGCGCGCGTCGCCGCGCAGATGGGTTTCGTCATCCACGCCTTCATGGCGCCGTTCGTGAAATTCAACGAGACTGCGCGCGATTGGGCCGCCGCCAAGCTGACGCTGGACGCGACGGGCGTCGAGACGCACTTTCGCGAAGTCGTGGTCAAGAAGCTGGGCGAGACGCCGCGCTCGACGAAGGCGGAAGAGCAGATCGATCCGCCGCGGATCGTCGAAACGCGCCTCGCGTCCGGCTATCCCATGAAGTCCGTCCCCGCCGGCGTCATGTTCCTGACCGCCTTCGTCGACGTCCAGGGCGATCGCTTCGAAGTCGTCGTCATCGGCTGGAGCCTCAATCGCGAAAGCTGGCTGATCGATCGCTACTCGATCAAGCAATGGCCGGCATTCGGCACGCATACCGCCTTCGAGGACATCGATCCGGCGATGCGGTTGGACGATTGGGACGTCATCGAAGAGGCGGTGATCGCCTCCAGCTACCCGCTGCAATCGAACCCCCAGCGCAAGGAAGCGGGGATGGACGAACTGTTCATGCCGATCGCAAAGACGGTGGTGAACAACTCGGGCCAGCCGGGCGTGACGAACAACGGCCGCAAATGGTTGTCGAAGCTGCTGACGCGTCAGGAAGGCCGCCTCGTCCAGCCGTATCAGGTGATGCTGATGCAAGGCTCCGACAAGGGCGAGACCTATGGCAAGTCGAAGCTGGTCGAACTGGACGATTTCGGCAAGAAATGGCTCCCTGTCTACGAGCGCTACCCCAACGTCAGCGAGGTCAAGAAGATCATCGCGGCGCGCATGAAGATCGAGGAACCGGGGCCGGGCCGCATGCACATCCCCGTGCTCCCGCCTGTCGACAGCAATATCGATCGCCGCGCCTTCCAGAAGATGATGACGCTCTACGTCTACGAACTGACGGCCGAGCGCTACACGAACGGGGAATGGGTGAAGCACCGCGTCCGGAACGAGACGTGGGACGGCTATGTCGCTTGCGAGGTTGCGCGCGAGGCGCTGAAGGCCGACAATCCGAAGCATTGGGAAGGCCAGCTTCCCGAATGGGCGACGCCTAAAGCACGGGGACAGGGACTTGGCGATGTGTTACGAGCGCCGACAGACGTCTTCGATCGGCTGGCACAGATCAATGCCGACACGAACTAGGGAGCGATCATGCGGCCGTATGCAGACCTAACCGACGAGCAGCTTGTCGCCGAGATCGCCGAGTATCGCGCTGCGATCAAGAAGGCGGCGATCGGCGGTGGCGTGGGCGTCGTCGCCGGCGAGGGGCGCCGGATCGAATACACGGCCGGCAATGTCGGCGAAGCGCGTCGTGAACTGCGCGAACTCTACACCGAAGCGACCGAGCGCGGCTTGCCCGTCGGCGACGGCGGTGGCGCGATCCCCGTGGAGATTGGATGATGGCCGAACTCGATCTCGCGCTCCCTTCGCAGGAAACGCTGGCCGCCAGCATGGGCGGACGCGTCTTCCGGAACATGGAATCGTTCCCCGGCCAGGTCTTCTCCACCCCGCCCCTGATGTCGGCGGCCAAGGAAGGCCGCATGGCGCGCCGCGACATCGTCCGCTCGGCGCGCGATGTCGAGCGCTACAGCGAGCACATTCGGGGCGGCCTCGATCGCAAGGCGGACATGGTTGTCGGGCCGCGGCTGATGGTCCGCGCCACGCCGTCGTTCGACGTGCTTGGCATCACCGATCCCGAAGAACAGACGCGCATCCGCAAGGTATTCGAGCGTGAATTCAAGAATTGGGCCTACGACACCCGCCTTCTGCAAGACGCCGAAGGGCATTACGACTTTGGCGGGCTGGCATGGATGCTCTTTCGCCAGATCTCGGGACCGGACGGTGAGTGCGCCGGCGTAATCCATTACGACGAAGATCGCGCGAAAGCCTACCGCCACCGCTGGGCCACCTTCGTCGAAGTCTACGATCCGGATCGCATCGAGACGCCGAGCAACAAGGTCGACAATCCCAACGTCCGCGACGGTTTCATCTTCGATCGCTGGGGGCGCCGTGTCGGCACCTTCGTCCGCAAGAAGCACCCGTCCGAAACGCTGACGAACCCGTCGGACATGGATTTCGAGATGGTTCCGCGCGAGACCGATACCGGCCGGCCGGTCGGCTTCAACTGGTTCGTGAAGACGCGCGCCGGCCAGATCCGCGGCGTGTCGACGCTGGTGACGATCCTGAAGCAAGCGGGCATGCTCGACAAATTCGACGACGCCTATCTCGGCGCGGCCACGATCAACCAGGTGCTCGCCACATACATCCAATCGGAAGGCTCTACGCGGTCGGTTGCGCAGAACCTCAACGCCCCGCTGCCCGATGCGATTACCGATAGCTGGGGCTTGTTCGAAAAGAAGCTGGGCTACTACAACGGCGTCAAGATGCGCGTCGGCGGCTCGCGCATTCCGGTTATGCCGCCCGGCGATCAGATCAAAATGAGTGCCGTGAACCGCGCCATTCAGGA